AGGAATAACAATCGGGGACTGGCTCAAAAGGCTGGTCCCCTTCTAATCACTTAAGGAGATTATTATGGCTGTTTCTCAAGGTCGTTCCCAGTTTCAGGGCTTGTTCTCTGAGATGTGGGCAGTTTCTGAGTCTGTTGACTTCGGCAATGCTGCTACCGGCTCAGGTACGTTTGCATCTGTTGATGTAACAGTTCCTGGTGTTGCTCTTGGCGATATCGTTATGGGTGTCTCTATTGCTTTAGACACGATAGACACCGTTATCGCTGGTGCAGTAACTGCTGCTAATACGGTTACTCTGACGCTTCTAAATAACACTGCTGGCGCTGTAAACCATGCTGCCGCTATTGTAGATTTTATTGTAGTTCGTCCAGCGTTCTAAACCTTACGGTTTTGCCTCTTAGGAGGCTTTTCTTTAGCATCTTTGCTAAGGGTGTTAAAGAAAACAACATAGAGGAAATAAGATGATACCTCACACCTTCCCCGCAATACTAACGACTACACAGCTAAGTCAGATGACAGTGGCTACGATTACGCCAACAACTGCTCAGATTGCCTGGTTAGATTACATCCCTGTTACACTTACCACCACACAGCCTGCTTCTTTAAATAGTTACAATATTGGCAGTGCTATCGCTGCTAACCAGATTACACCAACAACTTCTCAAATAGCCTGGCTTGACTATGTTCCAGTTCAGGCTTTAACAACTTCGGCTATAACAGCATTTTCTACCGATGCTGGTGGTTTTATTCCGCTGTATAAGCCTTAAGGAACCTAAACTATGGCTATCTATCGTGGTCCAGGCGGTTCAGGAGATGCGACAGCAGACTCTGCTAATACCGCACAGTTAGCACTGACTTACGCTAACCAAGCTGTTGCTAGTGCTACCGCAGCGTCTACCTCCGCAACCAACGCATCAAACAGTGCATCAGCGGCTTCAAGTTCAGCCTCAACAGCCAGCACCGCAGCTACCAATGCTCAGACTGCTGAGACAAACGCTGAGACAGCAGAAACCAACGCTGAGACAGCGCAGACCGCAGCCGAAGCTGCTCGTGATGCCTCAATCAACCTAGCCACTAACTTCACGGCTACGGCTACTACGCTATCGCCAGGATCTAGTGCGACAGCCTCTTACAACTCTGGCACCTATACCCTAACCTTAGGCATCCCAACAGGCGCTACTGGCTCTACAGGCTCTACAGGGGCCACTGGTGCTACTGGACCAGCAGGACTTAACTGGTTAGGTGCCTACGCTGGCGGTACAACATACGCAGTGGATGATGCAGTCAGTTATAATGGATCTTCTTATGTTTGTAAGTTGGCTTCTACTGGTAATCTACCTACTAACACTACTTATTGGGACACTCTAGCTGAGAAGGGCGCCTCTGGCTCTGGCGCTGGCGACGTAACTGGCCCCGCTTCTGCTGTCAATAATCGATTTGCAGCCTTTGACGGAGTAACTGGTAAGCTCATCAAAGACAGCGGATTTACTTCTTCTAGTTTTGAGACTGCCGATGCTACAATCCTGAAGTCTGCTGCAATCGGTGTTTCTGTACAGGCTTATGATGCGCAGTTGTCTGATGTTGCTGGCCTTACCCCTACAGACAATGGGGTCATTATTGGCAACGGAACCAACTTTGTTGTCGAGTCTGGGGCTACATTAAAGACCTCTCTTGGCCTGACTATCGGTACAGATGTACAGGGCTACGATGCTCAACTTGCTGATATTGCTGGCTTGACACCAACGGATAATGCTGTTATAATCGGTAATGGTACTAACTTTGTTGTAGAGTCTGGAGCAACACTAAAGACTTCCCTTGGTCTAACCATTGGCACAGATGTACAAGCATACGACAGTAATCTAACATCGTTTGTTAATACATTTACGTTGCCAACGACAGACGGCACAGCAAATCAGGTATTACAAACTAATGGATCAGGAACTCTTTCTTTTGCAACATCCAGCGGCGGCATTACCACAGGTAAGAGCATTGCAATGGCGATGATTTTTAGTTGATAGATGAAAGTTAAAAAAGATCCAAAGTGTCCTAGTTGTGGTGATACTAATATAGAAAATTTTTATGTAGATAAGAATGGACATAGAAGTGTTAAATATTGTAAAGAGTGTCACAAACAAAATTGTAAAACTAGATGGCATTCTAAAACACCAATAGAGAAGCAAGCAACAAGAGTTAAAGCAATGTACGGGATTAGTCCTGAAGAGTACATTGAAATGCACAAAGAACAAGATGGTAAATGTGCAATATGCGAAACAAAGCCCACAACTAAAAGAGGATTACATTTAGACCATAATCATACAACAGGGCAAGTTCGTGGTCTTTTGTGTCATGGTTGTAATGTTGCATTAGGGTCTTTTAAAGAAAATACAGATTTACTTAGCAAGGCAATAGAATATCTAAGGAGCAAAAATGGCAGCACCTAATATAGTCAACGTAGCAACCATCACGGGCAAGACCAACGTGGTGGACTTAACTTCAACCAGCGCAACCTCGGTTGTCAGCAACGCAGCATCGAGCAACAAGGTCTTCAAGATCAACTCGCTGATTGTATCTAACGTAGATGGCACAGCAAACGCTGAGATTACAATTAGCCTCTACTCTGCTGCGGCTCTTGGTGGCACAGCAACGCAAATTTGCTCAACTGTTGTTGTCCCAGCAGACTCATCGTTGATTGTTATCGACAAATCCTCTGGCATCTACCTTGAGGAAGATAAGTCAATTGGTGCAACTGCAAGCGCAGCTAATGACTTGAAAGTGGTCTGCTCATACGAGGAGATTTCCTAATGAGCCGCTATCCCGGTGGGATAATTTCTGCCACACCACCAACGGTTACAACATCGTCTGCCAAAGGCGTTTGGACGCTACAAGAGGCATTGCAATATCAAAGGGCTGGAACTTGGCCTGTTACTAACTACACCGTCATCCAAACCTTTACCGCTACATCTACATGGACTTGCCCTACTGGTGTAAGCGAGGTTGAGTATTTAGTGGTTGCTGGTGGTGGTTCTGGTGGAAGCGGAAATACTGGTAGTCCGGGTAGCGCAAGAGGCTCTACTGGTGGCGGTGGTGCTGGTGGATTTAGAACCGCATCTGGTTTCTCTGTAACTGCTGGAACTGATTACACGATTACCGTAGGTGCTGGTGGAACCCAAGTATCTGGTATCGCTCAAGGAAACGATGGAAATAATTCTGTATTTAGCACTATTACCGCAACTGGTGGTGGTGGTGGTGGAACTGAGGCAAATCCGGGATTAAACGGAAGAAATGGTGGTTCTGGCGGTGGTGGAGCCAGTTCTGGAGTAAGTATTGGAACTGCCGGTTCCGGAAATACTCCATCTACATCTCCATCACAAGGAAACAATGGCGGTATTGGTGCAACAGATAACGTAACCTTTCGAAGCGGCGGTGGTGCTGGCGGTGCTAGTGCAACAGGCGGTAATGGGACATCTTCTAACGCAGGGAGTGGCGGCAATGGAACGGCATCTACAATCTCTGGTTCGTCTGTAACCTATGCTGGTGGAGGTGGATGTGGCGGCGGTACTACTGTTGGGCCAGGTGGTTCTGGTGGCGGCGGTGCTGGCGGTAGCCCCGGTGTTAATGGAAGCACGAACACAGGAGGTGGAGGTGGCGGCGCTAACTTTGACAAACAAGGCGGCGCAGGCGGCTCAGGCATCGTCATCCTCAAATACCAAGCACCTACTCAATCCGTATTCACATTCAAAGGTTCTGGCAAGTGGGTTGCACCTACTGGCGTGACTACTGTTGACTACCTAATTGTTGCGGGTGGTGGTGGAGGTGGTAGTGCTGTTGGCAATCTTTATCAAGGTGGTGGTGGCGGTGCTGGTGGGTTTAGGACTGGAACTAGCCAAAGTGTTACCGCTGGCGCAGAACTTACTATTACCGTAGGCGCTGGGGGAGGTGTTGCTACCAATGGCGGTAATTCTTCTATTGTTGGAGGTTCCGCACCATCTGTTTTTGCATCTCCCGGAATCGTTTCGGCTGGTGGTGGTGGTGGTGCAGCAGCGACTAGTGTCGGGGCTGTAAACGGAAGTAGCGGAGGTTCTGGCGGTGGGGGCGGTGGTAATTCTGCCACACCGGGGACTGGAGGAAGTGGTAATACACCTAGCACATCGCCGTCACAGGGTAACAACGGAGGCGCAGGGGCAAACCCTGGTGCGCCTAATTATGGAACTGGTGGTGGTGGCGGTGCTGGTGGAGCCGGAGTAAGTGGAACGGGGACTACTGGCGGCAACGGTGGGTCTGCGTCAACATCTGCAATTAGTGGAGCAACTGTTTATTATTCTGGCGGTGGTGGTGGCTCAACTTACCTTGCGGGAACTGCTGGTCTTGGCGGCGGAACATCTACAACCTCTCAAAAAGGCGGTGGTGGAGACGGTTCTGCTAGCGCCGGAAATGGTGTAAGCGGAACCGCAAACACAGGTGGTGGAGGCGGAGCCGCTGGCAATAATGCTCCATCTGGAGGCACAGGCGGTTCAGGCGGCTCTGGAATCGTAATCATCAAAACAAACCAATAACGAGGGGAATATGACAACCAAGATTTATAGACTGTACGGAATCGACACGGCGATGCACTTGCTTCGTCCCGGTGCTAAGTGGGAAATTACAAACTCTCACTTTAGCAACTGGGAAGACCCAAGGCCGTGTCCGAAATGGGAAGAAGTCTTGGATACGATGGAGAAGATTAAAGCATTTGAGGACTCCATCAACACCGTCTGGTTGCCAGAACAGATTGCGGAACTAACTGGTAGTCCAGAGGCGCAAGCCAAAGCCCAAGTCGCACAGATGATTGCAGAACAGAAGGCCGCATGATTCACAATCTGTTTCCAACTCCCGTTGGTAGGTACGAGTTAGGGCGTGACTTAACTGCTAAAGAACTGTCGTTTCTTAAAAAGCAAGAGACACGTTCAAATATGGGTAACACAACCAGTATCGACAACACGATTCTGAAAGCCAAAGAACTAACCCAGTTGCGGGACTTCATTGAAACTAAGGTGTCGGAATACTTCACCACGGTTTACAACCCCAAGAACAAGGTCAATCTCAAGATTACTCAGTCTTGGACAAACTACACAGAGCAGGGTCAGTACCACCACAAGCATGAGCATCCAAACTCATTTGTGTCTGGCGTGTTCTATGTACAAGCTGATAAAGCAAAGGACAGGATTTACTTTTACCGCAACGGGTATCAACAGATTAAGTTCCCGCCAAGCGATTGGAATGTGTGGAACTCAGAGTCGTGGTGGTTTGATGTTGGGTCTTGCGACTTGGTACTCTTCCCGTCAAGCCTGACCCACATGGTTCCTACCGTGGAATCTGACCAGACCCGTATTAGCCTGTCGTTTAACACATTCCCTGTTGGTAATGTCGGGGAAGAGATGGATTTAACTGGACTGCAATTAGGAGAATTAGATGGCGCATTTCGCTGAAATTGATAGCAACAATGTCGTGCTACGGGTTATCGTAGTCGACAATAAAGACACCTCAACCCCTGACGGAACCGAAGTTGAATCCATTGGCGTGGCTTTCTGCCAGCGTCTGTTTGGCGGAAACTGGCTTAAGACCTCTTACAACGGAAACATCCGTAAGAACTACGCTGGCATCGGCTATACCTACAACGCTGAACTCAATGCGTTTGTTCCTCCCAAGCCATTTAATTCGTGGGTTCTAAACGACACCACAGCACAATGGGAATCCCCAACACCAATGCCCACAGATGGCAAGCGCTATGGCTGGGACGAGGCCACGACAAGCTGGGTGGAGGCTGAATAATGTCATCAATAGACCAAGTTAAAGGACAACTTGATACCCATGAGGCTGTCTGCGCTGAACGTTACCTCGGCATCAACGCTAGGCTAAAGAGACTAGAACAGATCCTGCTTGGGACCACTGGTTTCATTGTAGTTCTGTTACTCAGCTTAGTTCTAAAGTAGGTTAATATGAGCAGAAAAGTCTCCGCTGTTACAACTAAGGCAACGACTACTAAGGAAACTATTCTTACGGTTCCTACCAAGAATACTGGTCTTTGGCAGTTAATGTACATTATTAGTCTTACTGGTAACGATACTCCAAAGGTCTATTGGTACGATGTCTCTACTAACACTGAATACTTCATTGTTGGTGGTAAGAACTTAGGCGCTGGTGAGTTTATTAGATTAGATGGAGAGGCAGAGGTAGTCTTACAAGCTGGAGATCAGATTCGAGTACAGAACTCAGGCACTCAAACAGTAACCTATATAGCAACAGTAGAGTTTATCCCTGAAACCGCAGTCCAATTCCAATTCTAAGGAGAATAGTATGCCAATGGTCGGAAAGAAGAAGTTCCCATATACCTCTAAAGGTAAAAAAGCTGCTGAGTCATATGCCAAGAAAGAAGGCTACAAATCTGCTAAGGGCATGAAGATGCACGAAGGCAAAGAGACTAAGGCTATGGAAGCAAAAGAGAAAAAAGCAAAGAGGATGAAATAATGCCACTCAAAAAGGGTTATTCACAAAAGACTGTCTCTGAGAACATTCGTAAAGAGATGAAGTCTGGCAAGCCACAGAAGCAGGCTATCGCTATTGCTCTGTCTACTGCCCGTAAAACAAAGAAAAAGGCTAAAAAATGAAACAATTTAAACCATGCCCAGGATGTCCTACTCCTGCTAAATGCAAAGCTGCTGGTAAATGCATGAAGAAAAAGACTAAGAAAGTTGGTACTTCTCGTGGCTACTAAACCTGGACTCTATGCCAATATCAATGCAAAACGTAAACGGATAGCAGAGGGCTCTGGTGAGAAGATGCGTAAGGTCGGCTCCAAGGGGGCACCAACTGCTAAGGCATTCAAACAAGCTAAGAAGACTGCGAAGAAATAATGGTAAAGAAAGTATATCAGAACCCAGAAGGTGGCTTAAATGCCAAAGGCAGGGCATACTTTAAGAACAAGGAAGGCGCTAACCTGAAGCCTCCAGTATCCGCTAAAGAGGCTTCTAAGTCTCCTAAGAAGGCTGCTCGTAGGAAGTCCTTCTGTGCCCGTATGAGTGGCGTTCCTGGCCCTATGAAGGACTCCAAAGGCAGGCCAACAAGGAAGGCCTTAGCACTAAAGAAATGGGACTGTTAAATGGCTAACAAAACTTACTTAGAACTTGTCAATGAAACCTTGGTTCGCTTGCGTGAGCCAGAGGTGACTGCTGTTACTGACAATGCCTATTCTAAACTTATTGGCAGGTTCGTCAATGACGCTAAACGGCAGGTTGAAGATGCTTATACTTGGAATGCCCTGGCTGAGACTCTGACAGTAACTACCTCTGCTAACCTGTTTAACTATGTCTTAACTTCCATCGGTCAGCGGTTTAAGGTCATCGATGTTATCAGTGCAGAGTCTGACTGGTTTCTGAACTATGAGACAACTAGGAAGATGGATGAGTTGTTCTTAAATAGCGGAACAGTCTTGACTGGTGCTCCTGATCGTTATAACTTTAACGGTGTAGACTCCAACGGAGATACGCAGGTAGACCTCTACCCTGTCCCTGATGGTGTCTATAACATCTACTTTAACGTCATCAAGCCACAGGCAGAACTGTCTACTTCTTCAACAGGGATCAAGGTTCCTTCAGAGCCTGTAATCTTCCTAGCCTACGCCAAGGCCTTAAATGAGCGTGGTGAGGACAATGGTGTAAACAGTGTTGAGGCTTATGAACTCTATCGTCAGTCTCTAGCAGACCACATAGCTGCTGAGGCTAACAGATACCCTGAAGAACTTGTCTGGGGTTCAACTTAATGAAACAAATAAAGACCGCTACTATTGCTGCACCAGGCTTTCTAGGCCTAAACACGCAAGAAAGCAGTATTCAGTTGTCTTCAGGCTATGCTCTGAAGGCACAGAATTGTGTCATTGATAGGTATGGTCGTATTGGTGCAAGGCGTGGCTGGACACCTGTAAACTCAGCAGTCAACACAGACTTAGGTGCTGCTAACCCTGTAGAGTTTATATTTGAGATGATTGACGGTGGCGGCAACCAAACCATCAGTGCCGGTAATAACAAGTTGTTTACTGGCACCACAACCATGACCACCAAGACTGTCAGGACACAGGCCAATACCGCTGATGTATCTTACACGATAACAGGCAATAACTGGCAAGCTGCGGCTCTGCCTTATGGTGACGGTGCTGACGCTATCTCCCATGCCTATGTGGTACAGACAGGACACCCTGTACTGGTCTACCACAACCTGCCTACTCCAGGCACTGGCGCTACCTTTTCTGTTACTACAGTAAGCAGCGGGGCTATTACCGCAGTCTCTGTTACCGCTGCTGGCTCTGGCTACGGTGTTGGCGATGTTCTTACGATGTCAGGCGGTTCTGGCTCTGGTGCTAAGTTGACTGTAGCAACCCTAAGCGGTACCGGTGTAGCCACTGTAACTATCTCTACTGCTGGTACAGGCTACACTGCTGGTAATTCTTTGACCAGCACAGTAACCACTGTTACTAACGCACACACGCATTCTGGCTCCTTTGGCTTTCAGCAGTTAGGCGATGTTGGTACATTGCCAACAGGCTACTCTATAGCAGACTTTAAGCCTAACTGTGTTTTAGCTGCTTATGGTCGTATCTGGATGGCAGACATTGTTGGTGATAGGCAGACTGTGTACTTTAGCAGGCTCTTGGATGGCTCTGACTTCCAGGGCGGTGACTCAGGCTCTATATCGATCAATTCTGTGTTCCCTAATAATGACCAGATTGTTGCTCTAGCGGCCCATAACGGCTTCCTAATTATCTTTGGTAGGAACAACATTGCTATCTACAGCAACCCCATAGATGTCACTTTACTAGCCTTGGCAGACTATATCCCCAATGTAGGCTGTATTGCTAGAGACTCTGTGCAGAATACCGGCACAGATATTCTCTTTTTGTCTGACTCTGGTGTTCGTAGTCTCCAGCGGGTCATCCAAGAGAAGTCCCTACCTATGCGGGATGTGTCCAAGAACGTCCGTGATGATCTCATCGCTGCGGTGTCCTCAGAGACAGCCAGTTCGATTAAGTCTGTCTACTATGACAGGGATGCCTTTTACCTGCTAACCCTGCCAGCAACTAGGGTCACTTACTGCTTTGATATGCGGGGCACTCTTCAGGACGGCTCTGCCCGTGTCACCATATGGGATGCTCTTGATCCAAAGGCCTTGTTTGTCAATCAAGCTAAAGAGTTGCTACTGGGTAAGCCTGGGTATATTGGTAAGTATTTTGGACACTTAGATAATGCCTCTACCTACCGGCTACAGTACTACACCAACTACTTTGACTTTGGTAGTCCAACTGCCTTAAAAGTCCTTAAAAAGATAGGATTTGTGGTTATTGGCGGCTCTGGTGATGCCGTAGCCATCAAATGGGGCTTTGATTACAAAGAAAGTTACAGTAGTGAAACAAAAACACTTGACACGGGAACAGTTTACGAGTATAATATCGGGGAATACAATATTGCTGAGTTCTCTAGCGGTATTGTCCTAGACCAGTTTCAGGTCAATGCAGGCGGCACCGGGGCTGTTTTACAGTTAGGCCTAGAAGCAGAATTAAATGGTGATCCTCTTTCTATTCAGAAAATCGATGTCTATGTCGCACAAGGGAAAACAGTATGAGCAATTACACGAAAGCAACTAACTTTGCAGTTAAAGACGGCTATAGCACCGGCAATCCAGCAAAGATTATTAAAGGTACTGAGATTGATGCTGAATACACCGCTATTGCCTCTGCTATATCATCCAAGGCAGATAGCAACAGCCCTACACTGACAGGGACTCCGTTAGCGCCCACAGCCTCTGCTGGCACTAGCACTACACAAATTGCTTCTACAGCGTTTGTTGCCGCAGCAGTAGCGGGGGCTATACCTAGTGGTGGCATCATTATCTGGTCTGGCTCTGCTGCAGCTATTCCTACTGGTTGGGTACTGTGTAACGGTTCTAACTCTACACCAGATTTAAGAGATAAGTTTGTTGTTGGTGCTGGCTCTACCTATGCAGTAGGCGATACTGGTGGTTCTGCTAACGCTATTGTTGTTAGTCACGACCATACCTTTAGTGGCACAACTGCTAGTAACGGAGCACACCAGCATTATGTTTCTGGTGGAACTTATGCTGGAGCAAAATTAGGAACACTTGAAGCAAATCCAAGCGGCACGTTAAAAGTAGGCGATGCATTAGGCGGGAATCAAAACCAATACCAGTTGCAAGCAACAAGTTCTGGTGCAACACAAGGGCTTACAAGTTCAGCTAGTGCACATGACCATACATACTCTGGCACAACTGCCTCTTCAGGCTCGTCCGCTACAGGCGCTAACCTGCCACCGTACTATGCTCTTTGCTACATTATGAAGACTTGATGAATAAAGAACAAGTAAAAGAATACCTAACTAAGTCTAAAGATACCAGAATACGATTAGATAACTTAGTTGAAAATGAACATGGTTTTATGTCTTGGACTGAGCATGACGATGCTTTAGTTGCTCTGCAAGTTTATGGTGATGGGCATTACTGGAATGTTTATCTTAATGAACTAGCAAAGCAATTAGGCTACAAGAAGATAATCATGGGCACTAAGCGTAACTATAAAGCATTTGAGAAGAAATTTGGATTTAAACTAACTGGTTATATTTTAGAAAAAGAGGTAATCTGAATGAGTGACATAGTATCAGCCGTTATAGGCGGTAATGCACAGAAGAAGGCCGCTGAAAGCCAAGCATCAGCAGCTAGGTATGCAGCCAATCAGCAATTAGAAGCTGCACGATTAGCAGCAGAAGAGGCTCGATTCAGGCCTGTAGGCATCTCTACCAGATTTGGACAATCACAGTTCGAGTTTGATGAGCAGGGACGCTTAAAAGGCGCTGGTTATACTGCATCGCCAGAGGTGCAAGCACTTCAACAAAGGCTATCTGCCCTCTATGGAGACAGTTTAGGTCTTGCTGAACGTGCTGTAGCGCCTGCTGAGACACTGTTTGGTCTAGGTCAACAGTATCTAGCACAGTCTCCAGAGCAGGCTCGTAACCAATATCTGCAAGAGCAGTATGCAATGCTTGACCCTATCCGTCAGCGTGAAGAGCAACGCTTAGGCGCTTCTGTGTTTAGTCGTGGTCGTGCAGGCCTTAATATTGGTGATGTAGGCCAGCCTGAGTTGGCTGCATTGGCTAATGCAAGGCGTACACAAGACCTGCAATTGGCTGCTGGAGCAGAACAGGCTGCAAGGGACCGTATTAACTTTGGTACTGGTTTATTTGGTGAAGCTGGTAAACTACAGACAGCGGCACTGTCGCCGTTCCAGACTCAGTTTGGCTTATCTCAGTTGCTTGAAGAGACTGCACAGAAACCTCTGGACATCGGTGCTCAGTTGGGCGGTAGAACAGCCACTGCTGGCGCTAGTGCTGGAGAATCCCTTCTGCGTGGTGGTATGGCAGCAGCACAGACCAGACTTGGTGGACAGCAACAGTTGATTGGATCTAAGCAGTTAGCAGGTCAGAACTTAATGGACAGTTTCTTTAAGAATCTTGGTTTTGGTCAGCAACAAGCACCTGCACCACAGTCTACTGCTACTCCTGGGTTTAACCCAATGGGAGATATTTCACAGGGAATTAGTTATTATGGTGATTACAGCGGCGATGGGCCAATACCTTTCTAAAGGAAATACAAATGGCAGAGCAAACATTATTTGGTTCTTATAATCCTCAGTTGATACAGCAGGCTATTGAGGCTGAGAGGGAACGTAACTTACTAGAACAGGCTAAGTTAACCCCACAGCAGATTTCAATGCTTGGTGCTGCTAGGTCTGGGCAGCGATTAGGTAGTGCCTTGGGTGGCGTTGTTGGTAACTTATTTGGCAACACACCAGTGCAAGACCCACGGCTACAGCAGGCTCAGTTGGGACAGCAGGCCTACCAAGAAGCCTTAGATGCTTCAGGTGGCGATGCCTCTTCACCAGCATTCTTTAAGAAGTTATCTTCTTCGGCTGCTAAGTTGGGTATAACTACCTTGGCTCAACAGGCGGCTCAACAGGCTGCTAAGTTGGAATCTGAACAGGCTTTAGGTGTTCAAAGGATTGCTTCGGCACAAGCATCATTAGCTACAGCGGCTAAGGAAAGAGCGCCAGAGGCACCGTTGACCATTGCTGATCGTACTCGTTTAGGTGAATTAGTAAGGCAATTTGGTACTGAAGAAGGCGCTAGACGGTTTAGAGCAGAGCGTGATGAGGCAGAATTAAAAAAGAGCAAAGCCGGTGGAACTAATATTGATTTAGGAAGTGCTTTTGACAAGGCCTTTGCTGCACAGGATGCAAAAGGACAGGCAGAGGCGTGGACACAGGCTGGTCAAGCATATAACTCTGCAAAACCGCTACTTCGTCAAATTGCTGAAGTAGAGAGGATTGTTCCTAATGCGTTCACTGGAAAGTTTGCAGAAGGTAAATTAGGTTTATCAAAGGCTTTAGGGGCTTTTGGAATTCCAATTGGATCTAGTGCTCCAGATTCTGAATACATCAATGCTATTTCGTCTAAACTTGTTCAGCAAATTGCAAAAGCATTTCCTGGATCTTTGGCAGTTAAAGAACTTGACCAATTGGTAAAAAGTAAGCCAAATTTAAACCAAGAAGCAGGAACAATACTAAAACTTTTAGGTGATATAAGAGACGAAATTACTTCTCAGACTTTAACCTATGAAAAGTTAGCAGCTCTGCCACAAAAAGACAGGTATTCTACTAACGCTAATATTGTTCAATCACAATTTGGAGATAGAATTGCACGATTGAGATCAATTCAAAGAAAAGCAGCAAATGGAACAGCAACCAAAGAAGAAGCACAAGAAGGTATTGCAATTCAAAAAGAACTGGGGCTTTAACAATGGCGATTGATCTTGAAGAGTATATTCGTAATTTAGAACGTGCTGGAGGACAAACTATTGGGCCAGGTCCTGGCGCTGCTCAAGCAGCACGGCAGCAAGAACAACGTGGCGGTAGATTTGTTTCTGACGTAGCCGCTTCAATTTCACCGCCTATATTTCCAGATATTAGGCCGGTTGAGGATCAGACAGGTCTTCCTGCGGCGCTGGCCCTTGTTGGAGGTGTTGCGCCGTTTGTGGCCCCAGAAGCACGTTTAATACGGCCTATTGCTCAATTAGGAAAGCCGGGAACAACGGCAAGAGCTTTGTTACCTTCTTTGGCTGGGTCAAGTGCTGGGTCAGCATTAGGAACTTTTAGCGAAGCGGGTCTTACAGGTAAAAATGTATTTACAACGGACTTTGGAAAACAACTAATTGGAAACTTAGTTGAAAACGCTGCTTGGGATCTAGGTGGAAACCTTTCAGTGATAGTGGGCGGAAAAGCATTAAAAGTTGGAAAAGAACAGTTAAGCAAGTTTGGCGGTGGAGACGCTGCTACAACAGATCCAAGATTAGCGGCTCAAAGGTTCTTTTCAGAAAAAGGCGCTACTCTAACAAGGGGGCAGCTTACTGGGGACACAACAACCCAGATAATTGAAAACATCATTAAAGGCGGTCCTTCTGGAACAGCGGCATTTGCAAAGCAAACAGAAGGTGTTAAGACTGCTTTGACGCAAGGTGTTCAAGATGTTAAAAACACTTTACAGACATCGGATAGTTTTAAACAAGCATTGGCAACCGAGCAGCCACTAACTTTAGCGGCAGGGGAAAACTTTCAAGGTTTAATAACAACAGCAAGAGACGCTTTTAAAGATAAATACCGTCCTTTTTATCAGTCTTTGACACAAAACAATGGTGTTTATGTTGATCTCCGTGGTGTAAAAAAGTTAGCGCAACAAGAATATGATCAGTTAAAAAAGTCAAAGTTTAAGGGCGCTGCTGGAGAACGCAAAGCAGTTCTTGACGATGTTCTTGCACAAGATGACTTTGTTGAGTTTGGCGTTGCTCACGATTTGCGTAGTAACTTTTCTGGTTCTGCTAATGACCTAGTCCAACCAGGAAAAGGGACAACTACAAAAGGCGCTGCTTATTCAAAGTATTCTTCTAATTTTGAGAAAGCAATGGATGACGCTGTTCAACTTGCGGCTGATACACCACAGCGTAGGGCAGCGTTAGAAAAACGAAAAATGCAGTATGTTCCTGTAGCGCCTGGGCAAAGAACGACTGTATCAACAGGACCAGAACAGTTTAATCCTTTTGTTGTTGAGACACCGTTATCAAAAGATACAATTACTGAATACAATCGTGTTAAAGGATTATACAAAGAAGGTCAGAATTCGTTGTTTAATGAAACAATTGTTACAGCAATGCAACAGTCTCCGTCTAAAGTAGGTTCTTATTTAGCTGATTTAACAGAAGCTGAGAAGTTTACTGACCTTTATAAGGCTCTTTCTGCTGTAGATATATACGTTGGGCAGGCTGGAAAAGAATCTGCGGGGGCTTTGGGTAATTTAAAATACTCTTTCTTGGAAACAAATTTATCTACTCCAGAGAAGATTTTAAAGTTTAATCAGAATTTAAACGATAATCCAGACCTAAAAAAAGCATTTTACAAACTGTATAGGAACGAAGCGCCAAAGATTCAAGAAATACTAAACGCTGCTGACATTGGACTAACGAGGGAAACAGCAGGGGCTTCTTACTTGCGTACTAGAGGGGCTAGTGTTGCCTTTACTGGCGCTGCTGGAACAATGGGCTATCTGGCATTACCAGAGGATGTTCAAAACAGAATAGGTGAAAACTTACCGCAATCGCTTGCAACTGCGGGTGCTATTATCCTTACTCCACGTTTATTGGCTAAGGCTTCTACCAATAAAGAAGCAATGGATGCTTTGGCAGGCTTGGCTAAGGCTTCTAAACAGCCTAAGATTGCTGGAGCAACGGCTGCAAAAATAGTAGACCAATTAAATAAGTCTGGGATTATCGATTCTGAATACATCACAGAAATAGATAATTTGTTTAATAAACCACAACAGCAGGAACAGACACCTACGACTAGTAGCATTGATCTTGAAAGATACATTCAAGAACTAGGGCAGTAACATGAGCGAACCAGTCACTCAAGTTGCCAAGGCTGCTGTCGCTGGCATCAAAGAGGCTTTGGCTGTTGGCAAGGAACTGGAGTCAGTCACTAAGGACATCCAAGACCTTGGTAAGGCTGATGTGCAGGCCAGAGCCGCTTTCCGCAAGAAGCAGTTAAACAGGCCAAAGGATACCTCCGTCTTTTCTGCCGTTGAAGAATGGCGTGGAGTCTATGAAATTAAGAAGATAGAAGAAGAACTCAAGCATGACATCATCGAGAAGCACGGTCCTGCTGCCTGGGCTGAGATAGAAGTCATTAAAGAGCGAATACTAAAAGATAATAAGAACCTGACTGATGAGTACGGCAGAGACTTACACAAGCTGGCAATGCTCAAGTGGTACTGCTTTAGTGCTGCTTTGTTGATTGTTAGTTTTGCCTATGTAGTCGGTTATAAACCCTAAGGAACCCTATGCTATCACTAATCTCCTCCGCTATTGGCTTTTTTGCCTCTGGATTGCCACAAGTCCTTAACTTCTTCCAAGACAGGGCAGATAAGGCACAAGAACTTAAACTAGCCCAGATTCAGACTGAC